ATTTTAATACTGCAATTAGTGTATTACAACACCGCATTGAAGAACTTAAAAATGGTACCGGTATTAGTGATACTAAATTTGTTTATCGCCAAACAAAATAATGCAACAACTTGAAATAGAATTCTTTTGGCCTTTAACTGAGCAAACTGAATTAAACTTGGATTTTACTCCAAGTGAAAAATGGAATGAAGAATGGCGAAAGAGTCAATGGAACAATACTGCAACTAGTGGTAGTTTTTTGATTGGTGGTATAGGTACAACGAGTTGGACACAACCTGTAACCAGCTCATTTGTTATAAAGCCTTCTACAAAGAATGTTGGTAAGTGGGAAATCTCAGAGTCTATGTTTGTGTATAGACCCACTAAACCAAATGCCGTCATCAGGTTTATGGCCAAGCATCTTCTTGGCTTTAAATGGCATGATGAAATTTAATTATATTATGGAGAATTTGAATGTCAGAACACATGTTGTGGGTGGAGAAGTATCGCCCTAAAACGATTGAAGATTGTATTCTTCCTGAGGCTCTCAAGGCAACCTTTCAGGAATTTGTAAATCGTAAAGAGATTCCCAATCTACTTCTGGCAGGTTCAGCAGGTGTCGGTAAGACTACTGTTGCTCGTGCTATGTGTGAAGAAGTAGGTTGTGATTACATTATCATTAACGGTTCTGATGAGAATGGTGTTGATACCATTCGTGTTAAAATCAAAAACTATGCTTCGTCAATGTCCTTGACTGGTGGTCGTAAGGTCATTATTCTAGATGAAGCAGATTACCTAACGCCTAATGCACAGGCTATACTACGTGCAGGTATTGAAGAATTTGCATCTAACTGTTCTTTCATATTCACCTGTAACTTTAAGAACAGGATTATCGATCCTATTCATTCCCGTTGTACTGTTATTGATGTTAAGCCAAATGGTTCTAAAGCCAAGATGGCCACACAATTCTTTAAGCGTGTTGAATCCATTCTAAAAGAAGAAGATATCACATATGATAAAGAGGTCGTTGCTGCCGTTGTCACTAAACACTTTCCTGATAATCGCCGTATTCTTAATGAGTTACAACGATATGGTATATCTGGCAATATTGACAAAGGTATTCTTGCCTCAGTTTCGGACATTCAACTTGGTGAGTTAACTAAGTCACTTAAAGATAAAGACTTTGCTGGTGCTCGTAAATGGGTCACCATGAACTTGGACAACGATCCTACACGCATCTTCCGTAAATTGTATGATGGTCTATATGAACTATTGAAAGCCAATTCGGTACCTCAACTGGTTCTTATCCTTGCCAAGTATCAATATCAGGCAGCATTTGTGGCTGACCATGAAATCAATTTGATTGCCTGCCTCACAGAAATTATGGTTGAATGTGAATTCAAATGACACCATTCGACTTTGTAAACCTGGTTCTCCACACCAAGAAACCAGACGATGAACTTGATTTCAAAGATTACGCACCTTTCATTGTAAATCGTTCTCTATCATACCACATTGATTGTGTGTTGTATGCCAATGAGATGAATCTTTGGCCGTCTACGGACAAAGATATGCAATACCAGTATCTTCTAAATAGTATTAGACCTATGAAACGGAAGTTCGCTCCGTGGCAAAAGTCCAAGAACGATGAGAATATTGATTGCGTTAAAACATATTTTGGTTACTCCAATCAAAAGGCTAAAGAAGCCTTGCGTATTCTTACTGATGAACAAATCGCTGAAATAAAAAGAAAAACAGATAAAGGCGGGTGATATGATTGATGTTAAGGATTTGGTGGAAGTAACATTACAAGAACAAGATGATTTCTTAAAGGTCCGTGAAACACTAACACGGATTGGTGTAGCTTCCAAAAAAGATAAGACTTTATTCCAGTCGTGTCATATTCTTCACAAACGTGGACAATATTACATAGTACATTTCAAAGAACTATTTGCCTTAGACGGCAAGCCAACAGACATTACCGAGAATGACCTTTCACGTAGGAATGCCATTGCAAACCTATTGGAAGATTGGGGTCTGATTAAGATTGTCAACAAAACACAAACTGAAACACCACCACCTATCTTCCTATCTCAGGTAAAAATCATTTCTCATAAAGAGAAAGCTGAATGGCAATTAACCCCCAAGTATAATATTGGTAAAAAACCACAAAATACTTGACAGGTAGTATAAATAATAGTATAATTATGGTGCCGTGCTCATCGAGGCGGCAATTTCTTAAACTCGCTTAATAGGAGAAAACTATGACAGACTTATTCAGTCACTTCCGTAAATTCGACCCATTTTCTATTGGATTCAATGATGTATTCAATGACTTGGAGTCCATGTCAAAATCAATTGCCAAAGCGGCAATGTATCCCCCATACAATATCAAACAGCTAAAAGAAAACAAATTTGTCATTGAAATGGCAGTTGCTGGTTTTGCTCAATCTGATATTGAAGTTACTTTGGAAGGTAACAAACTTGTTATCAAAGGTAACACACAAGATAGTGATGATGCACCTGAAAACTTCATCTACAAAGGTATCGCAAACCGTAATTTTACCCGTGAATTCAAATTGGCCGACAAGGTTGAAATTGAAAACGCAGAGTTGATAAACGGTATGTTGAAGATTGGTCTTTCTAATATGATAAAAGTCCAAGACAACATCAAAAAGATTCCTTTGATGACTGGTACATTTGCACCAGAAACCAAGGTTAAATCTAAAACCAAAGAAACAGTAGATGTTTAATTGGTGGCCAGTAACCGATGAGGAATGGGAACGTCTGAATTATCCAGAACGATTCCAGAACAAAGGTAAATAACAAAGGGGCTCTTGACAGAGCCCTTTCTTTTTAGTATAATGGTGTCATTATGAAATATCGAAACAAAGAACTACAACATTCTAATCCTCTAAAAGTGCGTGTGAAATCGTCACAAGAAGTTTTCTATACCTTCAAACATTGGGGTGTAGAAGATATTGATGGTGTTGATTTCATTTCGGTTTGTAAATTTGAACCTAGACAAGACCTTACACAGCAATTATATAAGATGCGTAAAGACTCATTGGAATATATTAAGTAATATTTCACATTATGAAACAAAAACATATTGAAGCATACATGAAAACTGCTGAGGTCTTTGCGGAATGTTCTACCGCCATGCGATTACATGTTGGTGCTATCATAGTCAAAGATGAACGTATTATCTCAATAGGATACAACGGAACACCGTCTGGATGGGATAATAATTGTGAAGATATCAAAGTAAATAATGATGGTGATTATGTCACCGTGACTAAACCGGAGGTGTTACATGCGGAAACCAATGCTATCGCTAAATTGGCGAAATTTAATGGATCTGGAAGTGGGTCTGTATTGTTCGTTACTCATGCTCCTTGTCTTGATTGCTCCAAGTTGGTTTTTCAAAGTGGTATTTCTACTGTGTACTATCGTAATAGTTATCGTGACAATGCTGGAGTGGACTTCCTCAACCGAGCAGGAGTAAAAGTGGAACAAATCTAATTTTCTAAATAAGGCTGGAAAACTATGGTCGGATAACTCAAGGAGTTCCTATGAAATTGAGAATTGTTAATTGTCCCGATGAAGATTTCAAGCCTTATGTAGAACGGGCTGTCCATTTTTTTGCCAAAGAACTTATCGTTAGTAAGAAAATTAGAAATAACTGTTTTATTAAGATAAAGTTTGATGATAAAATAAAAGATTATGGTTCCTGTCTGGTTGAAGAATACAATACCAGAAACCAACCAAGAGAATTTCTAATTGAAGTTCATCCTGGTATTGGTGCCAGAACTATCATAGAAACAATTGCACATGAAATGGTGCATGTCAAACAACATATCTACAATGAAACCAATGACGATTTATCACATTGGCTTGGTAGAAAAATAAACTCAGACGAAATCGATTACTGGATTCATCCATGGGAAATAGATGCTCATGGCCGTGAGATAGGATTAGTAACAAAGTTCGCAATTATGGAAACTCTTTGGGAAGTATTTGAAGGATTTAAAAACCCAACACAACCTATTGATGATAAACCTATTGGTTGGCTGGTCTAAGAGCTTGCCAAGTAACAAAAGTTCCTATATAATAACACTATGACAAAATTTAATAACACA